GTCGTGACCCGCAACCCGCACCGGTCCATCCGCGGCGCGACGCAGCCCAGCGGGTCCGTGAAAAACCGCCATGCCAGCTGCGCCTCGCCCGCGCTGCCATAGGTCAGGCGGATGTCCTCGGCCGGATCAGCGCCGGTCATCCTCAGCACCCAATCCGCGGGCAGGGTGATGCAGTCGGCCACGCCCCAGCGATGATCGGTGGCAAGCCACCGATTGACCTCGGCGTAGAGCGGGGTCATCCGAACATCGGCCGCGGTTTATAGCTGGCCGTTGGCATCAGGCGCAGCGAGGTGTTGACCGATCCGATCAGCGCCGAATGGTCGTTGGTGGTCATCTGCCAGCCCGGCGCAGTGTTGCGCCCGGTAAAAGGCCCTTCGAACGTCAGCGTGATCCGGCGTTCCATCGGGCCGGAAAGGTCAAATTCGATATGCCCGGCCGTCCGCGTGAATGTGCGCTGCGGGGTCACGCTGCCGTCGTAAAGCGCCGACTGCGACGGGATTGGTGCATCCCAGAACACAATCTCCCGGCCTCGCACATAGTCGGTGCCAAGCTCGCGGATCTGCGCGATCAGGTCGGCACCGGACGGATCCTGGATAAAGGCCAGCGTCAGCGAGCCGGACGGCGCTTCGCCTTGGATGCTGGCCTTCATGTCGCCGCCGTTGATCAGCCGCGACCCGATCCACTGGTGGCCGTTGATGTCGGTGAAAATGCCGTCCGTGCCAGCGATGAAGCGAAACACCCCGTCCGGCGTGTCGATCGACACCAGATCGAGGATGGCCAGATACTCCGCCCGCGGGTCAAAAGTCATGTGCGGGTGATCCATTCGGCAAGGTCAAGGGTCGGTGTCGCCACGCGGTTGACCCCATAGGACGGCCAGCCGCTGGCGTCGTCGGTGGCCCGGAACAGCCCGCGGGCGATGCAGTCAATGGCCGCCCCGGACGGGATGGCGCGGCGCAGGGCGGTTACGCGCAGCACCGTTGCAGCCC